CCCCTCTGTTTTTAGGGTGTTAGGTCAAAAGAAAGGGGCCTCACTAAGTTCACTAAGTTACTAAGTTGGCTTGTGGCGCGGCTTTCAGAGGTGGTCCAATCACTAACTTAGTGAACTAAGTTAATAAAATTAGCGAAAACCGCGATATATAATTTCAGCCTAGCACTAATTGTAAATTATGCCAAACACCATTTTTCAGAGCGTGCGCTCTCCTTTTTCTGTACCTGCTGTTTTTCGGTCAAAATGCCCAACATTTTTAGAACGTCGTCTTTTTTGGTGGGTCTGCATCGGTTGGCGATCACCCCCGTGGTTAATTCCACCTCTTTGTCTAACATGCCAATAATTTGACGCGCTAACGCTTCGTCGTGCCTTTTATGATCCTTTGCCATGTTGCACGCTGCTAGGTTCATTTTTTCCCTGGCGTCACGTTTTACAAACTCATGCGCCCACTTAACGTGCTCTGCCGTCCTAACGCCTCCAGGAATGCCAAGAATAAAAGAGACTTTTAAGACAAGCTCAAAGCACCGCCTCGGGATCGCCTCTAGCGTCGTGTCCTTGTTATCTTCTGACATCTGCCAGTATTCGTCCTCTATAGCGTCCAAAAGTTCTAGCGCCTCGTCTGTCGTTCCTATTTTTACCTTTTTGGGCGGCTCTTCTATCCTGTCGCCTTCCATAGTGTCGAACTCGCCCATGTTAGCAATAGTGCATATAGTGCTTTGCATGGCCATGCCCATAGGCTGAGGCTTAAATCTCTTTTTCGCTTTTGGGTTTGTTTCTTTCTCGTGAATAATTAAAGATCGACCAAAAAAGCCATTAGTCGCCAGCTCATGCGTTACCAGGTCGGTAAATGCGACCGGCGTTGTGAACCCTGTCACAGAAAGAAAAGGTCTTTCTATGCCGTTTTGCACACTGTTTACCCTGTCGGTTAATTGCTGTATCTGCTTTGAATAATCCTCGCCGCTTTCGTCCTCTTGGCGTTTAAGGTTGGATATTCTGTTTTTAGTGTTTTGGGTGATTTCGCGCTTTAGGTCGCCGGTTATTTTTAGCTTTCCGTTTGCTTTTGAATAAACCGACATAAAAGTTGATATAACACCGTCTAAATAAGAAGCGCCGCCACCTTTTTTAGCGTTGTTTATCTTTCCAAGTACAAGGCCCATTTCATCAATGATATAAAATGCCGCTTGGTGCTCTGTAAGGTTTCTTATGATTTCAACGTCTGACTTAATAGCACCATGTGTAACAGGTCCAAAGCCTGCCAATTCTTGAATGTATGCCTGCGCTTGCTGCATTGCTTCCTTTCCTGTTGCAGAACCGGCTACACAAAAAATAAATTGATTTGAGGTTACCCCATATTCTTTGTCAACATATCGAAGCCCTGCAATATTGCCGATTGCTGACAAAGCCGCCGCCACTGCTAGGTTATCCCGTGGGAACCTTGATTGTGAACTTATCCAAGCCGCAACATCACCGACAAAACCAGGTGGGCGCAGCAAATCGACCGCGCTTGAGTCGTCAACGGTTAAAGGCTCTATTTCAATGTCGCTTTCAAAGGTCACAGATTCGATATAACCGGCCTCTGTCGCCAAATGGATAAGCGTTCCGATGGTCACAGGATTGGCCGATTTACCAAAGCTGTGCCAGTGAAAGTCTAACTTTTTAGAACCTGGGTATGTTTCACCTTTAGCGCTCCAATTGTCCCAAAGTTCGAAGCCTGTCCCGTTGGTCCCGTGATGGATAGCCATTCCAACTTTGATCCATTCATCATAGCCGCAATTGGGATCTAAATGGTTAAGCATTTCAATAATAGCCTGACTATCTAGATCAATATGCTGTCCTTTGTACTCTGCGCGTACCATTTCAGGCTTTTTAAGTAAGTCGATTAATTCTTGTGGTGGTTCTCCAATATCTGAGGGGGTACCTTTTATAACTTCGTAGGTATTACCGCTTTTATGTTTCGAGCCTGCACCAACTACAAAGCCGCTGGATTTAAAGTCAATCCCCTGGTATTGCTTTAAGTGAGATACAAGCGCCTGACCTTTTTCGCGCTTAAAGTAGATGTGTAAACCGTCGCCGCCTGTGCGTACGACAAAGCCTGACAACTCCTCGAAGTCTAGCCCTGTGTCGTGGCATAGCTCATCATAGCCCATTAAACCGCCGTTGCGCGGGTCAATGTCTATAACTAAGTGATCGTCAACTAGAACACCTATACCAGTATCAAACTGGCCGCTTAACTCCATGGCCTCTAGTTGTTCATCACTCCACTGGTACGGCGTGTACTGCCAGTTGCCTATACGCGGGTGCTTATACTGGGCTTCGCAGTTTTCCCGCATACAGTCACAAACGCCGTTTGTTACTCCATGGATGCCAAAAAACCTAAACCCTGACACTAAATATTGTTTATAATCAATCATTGATTGCCTCTTTTTGTTGATTGTTTATGTCGTCGCATAAAAGACTAATCAGCAAATTTGAGGCTGTCAATAACTTAGTACTAACTTAGTTCTAACTTCTCTAAGTAGTCACTAACCTTCTTAACTGTCGAATATTTAGGGTCAGACTTTCCATTAACTAAACTATAAAGCGCGTTAGGGTGTATACCCGCTTTCGCTGCCACTCTGTATAGATTCATTGATTCCAAACGATCCCTTATTTGCTCTAATGTAAGCACAGGCTAAACCTCCTAATAGTGAAAAATTACCTTTTCGATGTTGACAAGTATAATTGGCTCAGCTAAATTAATCAACGTGAAGAGAAAAGAAGGAGGCAAAACTATGTCTATACTCGCACAAGTAAGTAAACCCAAAAAACGCCCAATTATCGCTACAATCTGTGGTGACTCAGGAATGGGCAAAACCACACTAGCCGCAACTTTTCCAAAGCCTGTATTTATTCGGGTAGAGGATGGATTGCAAGGCATACCAGAGAAGCTAATGCCGGACGCTTTACCGATGATTGAAAAGGCCGACGACATACGCCAGCAATTAAAGGCTTTAACCGATGAGCAACACGACTACAAAACGGTTGTGATTGACTCTGTAACAGCGTTAGAGCGTCTTTTTATTCAACACGTAGTAGATAGCGACCCAAAGAAGCCCAGAACGATTAACCAGGCTTTGGGGGGATATGGTGCAGGCTTGGCCGCTGTCTCAGCCATGCATCAAAAAGTCCGTATTATGTGTGGTCGTTTGGTGGCTAAAGGTATGCACGTTGTATTTTTAGCGCATGCCGACACTGAAACTATAGAGCTACCCGACCAAGATCCATACACGCGCTACTGTCTGCGCTTGGGTAAAAAGTCTATGGCTCCATATCTGGACGAATCGGACTTAGTTGGCTTTTTAAAGCTTCAAACATTTACTAAAGGCGATGGCGAGAGAAAGAAAGCTATTTCCGATGGTAGTCGCGTATTGGTCACATACGCAAGCGCCGCCAACGTATCTAAAAACAGATTCGGTATTGAGGAAGATCTACCGGTCGAAAAAGGCGTTAACCCATTAACTCACATTTTAGGAAAATAACCATGTTTAGTAATTTAGATTTAAGCGAAATAAAAAACGGCGAGTTTGATAGCAATCCAGCGATTGAGCCGATCCCGTCGAACACAACTTTAAAAGTCACTATTGAAACCGCTGAATGGGCCGACTATGAGGGCGATGAGTATATATCTATCACTTGGGCGGTTCTTGGGCCAGATGAGTATAAAAACCGCAAGGTGTTTCAAAAATTGCGCGTTAAAGACTCTGACGGTAAAAAACAGAAAAAAGCCCTATTAATGCTTGCGGCTATCGACGCAAACGCCGGTGGCGCTCTGGCGAAGTCTAAAAAGGCTGTTTTTGATGATATGGACTTGGCTACCGCGCTAACCAATAAAATCATGCTGATAAAAGTCGATATCTGGGAAACTGACGACGGAAAAACTGGTAACTGGGTACGCGCCGTATCCTCTGGTAAATCTGCCCCCGCTCCCGCTGTCGAAGAAAAAGATGATCTAGACGATATAGGCTTTTAATCGTTGTGTGAGTGATAGGCGCATGGATGCGCCATTTTTTTTAAGGTGTAAGACAATGAAGTATAAAAAAATAAAATTATCCGACGTGGCTACTATTTGCGGCCATCACAAAACCAAAAAGGCAAACGATGTGCTGTTGGATATGGTCTATGATAGACCGTTCGCGCCATCTATTGCCCATGAATATATCGAGTTTAACACGCCCG